CTCGAAAAAATGAGGGGTGAGTTCAAGATGGAGGAGAAGTATGTTGACTACTCGATACAGCAAATGGATACGATTAAGGAGGCATTTAAGGAACAGGCCCAGACCGCAAAAGAGGCTGGTTGGCTCGCTTCTTTTATCACTGCTATTACCCGCCCCGGTCTTACTTGGATTGCTTTTGGCGTATATGTGGCTGTCAAAGCTGCTGGCTTAACGATTGCGTTTCAGACTAACGCTAACTGGGCTGAAGTACTGACCAAGAGCTACGACGAAGATGACTTCGCCATGCTTAACATGATGTTAACGTTCTGGTTTGTAGGACGTTCTATAGAGAAGTACAATAAATCGTGAACGAGGCTAAAAAGCTTTGCAAAGATATTCTCATCAAGCCCTTCGAGGGTCTTGCAAAGCGTTTGCCTGACGGAAGAGTAACTGCTTATCCTGATCCTGGAACTCGTGGACATCCTTGGACAATCGGCTGGGGTGCAACTGGGCCTGAAATTCAGCCCGGAACCGTCTGGACCATGCAGCAGTGTGAGGATGCGCTAGACCATCACGTTGAGTATTTTGTTCGTGGGCTTTTAAAGTTTTCACCCAAGATCGCTACCGCTTCACCCCGACGCATTGCCGCCGTGACTAGCTGGGTCTACAATTGTGGCTTAGGGAACTATCGGGTTTCCACGTTTAAACGCCGTATAGATGCGGGGGATTGGGATGGTGCAGCAGACCAATGTATGTTGTGGAATAAAGCTGCTGGACGAGTTCTTCCCGGACTTACTCGCCGCCGTGCAGCAGAAGCTGCCTTGATGAGGTGATCAATGCCACTTCAAAAAATACTGTACAAGCCGGGAGTTAACAAAGAAAACACACGATATACCACGGAGGGTGGCTGGTATATCTCTGACAAAGTTCGTTTTCGCCAAGGCACTCCTGAAAAGATTGGCGGCTGGGTAAGAATATCTGCCTATACGTTTCTTGGCCTTTGCCGGTCTTTGTGGAACTGGATTACCTTACAGTCCCAAAACCTGATGGGCGTTGGAACGAACCTAAAGTATTACATTGAGCAAGGCGGGTATTACAACGACATCACGCCTATCCGCACAAGAGATTATTCTGCGACATTAACAAACCCGTTTGATACAACCAATACATTTGCAACGGTTGATGTCAACGATACAGCTCATGGCGCACAAGCTGGTGATCTTGTTTATTTCACTGGGGCATCAGCGGTAGGGGGTATCCCTGCTGCCGAATTAAATACGCGCCACGTTATTACGTCCATCACCAACGCCAATAAATACGTCATCACAGTAACGACCGCAGCAACATCCACAGTGACTGGCGGTGGTGGCACGGTAACGGCACAGTATTACTTAGACGCTTTTCTATTAGGCACTGACCCATTTGCAGTAACAAATACATTAACTACGGTGGTGGTTACACACAGTAATCATGGCGCAACTAACGGAAGCTTTGTTACGTTCTCTGGGGTAGGAAGTCCTATCGGCGGGATTCCTGCGGCGGAATTTAATACCGAGCACCAACTTACTTACATAGATGCAAATAGCTATAGCATCACAGTAACAACCCCAGCGACATCTACAACGACAGGCGGCGGGTCTGCTGTGTATGCGGAGTATCAAGTCAACGCTGGCCCTGCGATTCAAGTTCCTTTAACAGGTTGGGGGTCTTCAGGCTGGGGATCAGGTTCTTGGGGCGTAGGTACATCGGCTACTGATTCATTAAGACTTTGGTCTGCCAATAACTTTGGTGAAGATTTGGTTTATGGGCCAAGAGGTGGCGGCGTTTACTACTGGGATGCAACTAACGGGGTAACAACACGCGGTGTAAACATTGTCACACTACCCGGAGCACTTGATCCCCCTGTTATTCAGAACTTCATCTTTGTTTCAGATACCTATCGGTTTGTCATTTGTTTTGGGACAAATGACGTAGGTTCGGCTACACAAGATCCCATGCTCATACGCTGGTCAGATCAGGAGTCGGTGACTGATTGGTCGCCAACGGCTAGTAACCAAGCTGGATCTATCCGGCTGTCTCACGGATCAGAGATCATTACGGCTGTACAAGCACGTCAAGAAATCGTGGTTTGGACCGATGTTTCGTTGTACTCCCTCCAGTATTTGGGAGCGCCACTGGTGTTTGGCGTTCAATTGTTGGGCGACAACATTTCCATCATGGGTCCAAATGCGGTCGCAATCGCTTCAGGTATTGTTTACTGGATGGGCAAGGATAAGTTTTACAGCTACTCAGGCCGTGTCCAAACACAGAATTGCGATCTAAGACGGCATGTTTTCCAGAACATCAATCTTGGTCAGAACCAGCAAGTCTTTGCTGGTACGAATGAACAGTTCAATGAAGTCTGGTGGTTTTACTGTTCGGCTAACTCAACGGTTATTGATAGCTATGTGGTGTACAACTACCTTGAGAATCTTTGGTACTACGGCTCATTAGAGCGTACGGCATGGATAGATGTTGGTCTGAGGAATTATCCGCAGGCTGCAACCTATAGCTACAATCTTGTGGATCACGAACTTGGCAACGATGACAATGTCACCGGTACGGCTGCGGCAATTAATGCGTACATAGAGTCGGCAGAATTTGATATTCAAGATGGTCATAATCTTGGGTTTGTGTACCGCATATTGCCAGACATAACCTTTAATGGATCGGATACAGGATCTCCGCAGGCAACGATGACGCTTATCCCGATGATGAATTCGGGGTCTGGTTACAACAACCCGCAGTCCTTGGCAGGATCTTCATCTGCAACTGTAACAAGAACTTCAACCACAACGATTGAGCAATTCACGGGTCAGGTTTATGTAAGGGTTCGTGGCAGACAGATGATCTTTAAGATTGAATCTAATCAGTTGGGTTGTACTTGGCAGTTAGGTGCGCCAAGAATAGACATACGTCCTGATGGACGGGCTACAGGACAAGGCGCATGACACTCCGTCTTGATCTTCCCGCCCCTCCTAACTTACCGTTAGCGCCATCAGCTTATGAGGCGCTATATGTAGAAGCGTTTAACAATGTCTTGCGCTTGTACTTCAACCGGCTGGATAATGCCATAAGGGGGTTGTTAGCAGGCGAAGGGGGTCGGTATATCAGTCTACCCTTTGGTGCTTTCTATGACACCACAGATCAAACGGCAGCATCCACAACAACGGCTTACGCAATTACCCTAAACAGCACGACGTTAGCTAGTGGTGTATCGGTTCAAAGTAGCAGTCAGATTACCTTTGAATACGAAGGTGTGTACAACATCCAGTTCAGTATTCAGTTAGCTAATGATGACAATGCTACGCAGGACATAGACATTTGGTTTAGAAAGAACGGGGTGGATATTGCTAACTCAAACAGCCGGTTTGGTTTAGCCCCGAGAAAGTCAGCGGGTGATCCCTATCATGTGATAGGTAGTTTAAACTTCGTGGATTCCTTTGCGGCTGGTGATTATGTGCAGTTGTACTGGCGTACATCAAATACGGCTGCTTATATTGAATCGTATACAGCGCCGTCTAGTCCAACCAGACCGGCTATTCCGTCAGTGATATTGACGGCAACTTTTGTTTCTTCAGTACCGGAGTAGATCATGAGCGACGGCGGGCAATATAACTACGATTTTGGATATGGCCCAGACTCAGAGCAAGGCCAGGGTGAAGTATCTTCTGGCAATGCCACGGCAGGCACTGATTGGTCATCCATACTTGGTGGCAATAATATTGCAACCAGATTTTTATCTGGAAATGCCACGGGTGGTGATAAAGCTTTGGCAACATTAGGATTTGGTATAGCAGCATTAGCCACTGCTTTACGTAACAAACCGCCAGAAGTAAAGATGCCTGTGTACAAAGAAGCGCCTGTATATAACCGCGCCCTTACTGCACCTATGTTTCCGCCACAGCCAGCGCCGCAGAAAAGCGCTAGCGGACAAAATATTTATCAACCTATGGTTGGGTTGCCGCTGTTCTTTAATCCCAATCCATTCCAGTTCAATCCGACAGAGGCCGCCAAGCGTTACGGCCCAACGCCTCAAGAAATTGCAGCCGGCCAGCAGGGGTATTCACAAGGTCTTGAAAGGCTTTATCAATCATTAGGTCAACAACCGGCTATCCAATTTGGTACTGGCGCGAATACGGTAACCGGTGCTACCGGTAATGACACAGTTGCGGGCGGTCAGAGTTCTGTAGTTGGTGGTCAGGGTCAAGATACTGTTGCGGGAGCCGCGGGCGGATTGCTTGATGACTTAATGGTTGGTTATGCACAAGGTGGTGACATTACCGAAGGCAGATATTTGCGTGGACCTGGCGATGGGATGTCTGATGACATACATGCGTTCATAGAAGGCGGATCTACAGGAGGTCAGCCTGCAAGATTAGCTAGAAATGAGTTTGTTATTCCTGCCGATGTGGTATCAGATCTTGGCAACGGGTCATCTGATGCTGGCGCAGATCAGTTATATGCCATGATGGAACGAGTACGTGAAGCCCGCCACGGGACGGACAAACAACCGCCGGCCATAAAATCCGGCAAGGTCATGCCTGCGTGAGTGCGTTTGATCAAGAGTGGAATCGATGTGGCCCGTGGCTACAAACCGCGCTTGATCACGCAGGGAATTTGTTTGCGTTAGAAGATGTTAAAGCTGCTGTGTTACGAGGGGAGGCAATATTCCTTCCAGGTTTAGAGGCAGCGGTTATTGCAGAGATTCGGGTTTACCCGCAGAAAAAGATTTACAACTGCTGGCTTGCCGGTGGTAGTTTAGAAGAACTCAAGCTTGCCTTTGCGCCTGCTGTACGTTGGTATGCAAAGAAGGCAGGATGTGATGCAATTACGATCCAAGGACGGCCCGGTTGGCGACGTGTATTTAACATGCGAGAAAAAGGGGTTGTCTTAACTGAAGAGGTGGTCAAATGAGCCTGGGCGGACCTTCAACAACTGTTACCCAAAGCGCACCCGAATATCAGCTTCCGTATATTTCGGACCTGTACCGTATGGGGCAGCAGCTTGCGTATACGCCTTATACGCCGTACACCATGCCACGCACGGCAGAAACATCTGGGGTTTATCAACAAGGCGCAGAAGCTGCACAACAAGTGGCTTCAACGCCGGGTTTGCTTGGACAAATTAATGTTGGTGGGCAAAACATGGGCGTCATGCAGGCGTACATGAACCCTTACCAACAAGCGGTAACAGATGTTGCCAAACAGGCTGCGGTCCGAGAGTACGGCACAGGGCTGCAAAACTTGAAGTCCCAGGCTGCACAACGTGGCGCATTTGGCGGATCGCGTCAGGCCATTATGGAATCAGAACTAACGCGTAATCTGGGCCAACAGCTTGGCAATATCCAATTGCAAGGATCACAACAAGCGTACCAGCAGGCCGGTCAGTTATATCAACAAGACCTAGCCAATCAAATGCAAAAGGCCCAGACTTTGCAACAGCTTGGCCTGACAGATGAAGCTCGCCGGCAACGAGATCTTGACCTTATGTATCAAGAATTTGAAAAGCAACGTCTTTACCCACAACAACAGGCAGAAGCATACAAGTCTATTATTTTTGGCTACCCACAAGAGCCAACAAAATCCACTTATGCAGCACCGCCTAATCCGTTTGTGCAAACGCTTGGTTTAGCAGGGTTGATGTACGGAGGACTACGATGACAACGACTATGGCCCAACCGGGGCTCGCTCCAGATATCAATCTTCTGGAGGCGATGGATATCTTCAAAAATTTCCCTGACGAAGAGCTTCCACGTTATCGCAACGATCCTAAGCTTGCATTGGTTGCGGCCGCTGAGATGGACCGACGCCTGCGAGTGAGAAAAGATTTTGAAGCTAAGTTGGCAAAGCCTAGCGGCCCTATCGTTGAGCAATTACAAAGTCAGTTGATGGCTCCTCCTGAGCCTGCTCAACCCATGCAAGAGCCCATGCAACAACCTATGCAACAGCCTATGCAGCCACAAGGTTTGAGTGCGCTTGCTCCTGGCATGGCCCAAGGCGGACCGGTGGCTTTTTACGAAGGCGGTGTTGGCCCAGAGTTTGGTGGATCATCGGCAGAAGCATTGGCGGCAGATGAAGAACGCAGAAAGCGTTTAATTCAAGAACGGCAAATGCAGGCTGATCGGGATCGGTATCAGTTCCTTGTTCAATCAGGCGCATTAGATCAGGCACAACGATTGCGAGAAAGTAATCCTGAAGCAGCAAAACCACCACCAAGCGCAGCGCCGGCACAGCCAGCAACAACACCGGCGCCACAACAAGGTGTATCGGCTGAAGATATTCGCAAAATGCTTGCGGCATTGACCGCCTCGCAACAGCAGCCACAGGCTGGTCCGTCATTAACTCAGCTTGCCAAGATGGCAAAGGATTACATTCCAGAAATAAATCCTCCTATGAGCCCGGAAGAGCGAAGAAGGATTGAGGATGCAGAAGAGTTACGACTTCAGCAGAAGTTCCCTGACACAGTAAGCCCAATCATGCAGCAATTGGCACAAGCAGCAGGCCAACAAGTCTCACCTGATGAGGCTCGCCGCCGCGCATTTATGAAAGCGGGTATTGCCGGTCTAGGTTATCAAGGCCGTGACTTTGGTGGTGGTTTAGCAGGCATGCTTGAGGGCTACCAAGGAACCAAAGAAAGTATCGACGCTGCAAATAAAGAAGCTAAAGTAAACGAACTTAAAGCTCGTCTTGCTGGCGAACAGTACAAGGACGCTTTAAAACGCAAAGATTATGAAAGCGCTAAGAAGTACGCTGAGGATCAGGCTGAATTTAAACAGAAAGAAATTGCTGCACGCAACCAATTTAAAGTTGGTTCGCTTGGCATCATGGGTGCGGTGCAAGATTTAATGACGCCCAAAAAAGCAGCCGGCGCTACAGCAGGGTTGCCTAAGTTTGCAGACGCAGCACGTATACGCAAGGATGCTTTGGAAATGGCTCAGCCAGAATTGCGTGAACTAGAAGCTCGTTATGACAAAGAGGCAAGCATCTTCGCTCCGACATTTGGTAAACGCAAGAAAGACTGGCGCGAAGATCCTAAAGAAAAAGCTGCGTTTGAAAGTGAAAAGGAACGCATCATACAAAGGTATGAGCAACGCTTGTATCCAACTATAGGGGCAGATCAAGGGGTGACTACACTAACACCTCAAATGATTCAAGCAATCTTGGCGTTTGGAAAAAAACCGGTCCAGTAAGGGGGCGCGATGCCTATCATTAATATTCCCAACCTGGGGCGTTATCGCATACCCGAAGGCATCAACGAAGAAGAGCGTGATCAATTAATCCGCACGCTAACGGACATATCAGGGGCGCAAGCTCCAGGGCCGTCTGGATTAGGTGAAGTAGCCAGCTCGGCACTTAGCCGCGGTGTTCAGCAAATGCTTATCAGCGCAGGCTATGACGTGCCAGCGCTGGGTTTGGCTGGTTTAGCCAAGCTTGGGTTTGGCGGCATGGAAGACAAGGCCCGTGAATACCTGGAAAAAGGGGCGCAGAAGTATGCTGCCTTGGAGCAGGCCAGACCAACACAATACCGTGATGTAACCAAACTCCAAGGCCCAGGCGAGTATCTGGGATTTGCCGTTGAGAAAGCAGCAGAGGGCTTACCCAGTATTGCATCGGCATTGTTACCCGGCGGTGTTGCAGCAGCAGCAAGCCGGACGATGGCAAGGCGTGTAGCGCAAGAAGCGGCAGAGACAGCTCTGAAGTCTGGTGTAGCCAAAGAAGTTGCTGAACGTATAGGTCAGAAAGCAGCACAAGATGCTCTGGCTGGTAGAGCCGGCCTTGCCATGATGAGCACGTCTTATTTGCAGACTGCGCCTGAATCATTCCGCAATATCTTTGAAGAAACAAAACAACTTGAACCTGGCCTTGCTTTAACAGCGGGCTTGGCGAACTCATTCCTTGAAAGCTATA